ACTATTATTGGCTGTATCAATAATAATATTCAAAAAATGCTAAACCAAAAAAAAAGAAAAATATGATCTAGGGATATTTTATTTTTGAATCGTATTTAATATTAAAAATATATATTAAGTGTTCCAGTTTAGTACTAAACTGAAACACTAATGATAATGACATCTTGAATGTTATATAAAGTTCTTATATAACTTTAAAACCTTCTAAAACGTATACCATTTTTTAAAATTATTGGCACAGATAAAAAAATTAGGATAATTTACGATAATATAATACCTTTAATTTATTAAATGAAATGCATTTTTATGGAATTCCAACAATCACAAAAATATTCATTGAATGTTCGCGTATCACTAAATAATATTTTTGAAAATTGTTTATTTTTTATATTGGTATTCGGCGTTTTATATACATATTTTCTGGAACTGTGTTTTTGGAATGTATTAATCGCAGAATTAACACAACCTGCTGGATAATATGTAAATTTATTAATTATAGTACCGGTATATAAACACTTTTGGGCCGCGAAAGGAATTTCATATATTTGTCGATTAAAATTTCGTTGCATAATTTTGATGTATTTTTTTTTGGACCACCATGGGTTAAGTGTTATATTTTTAGTAATAATACCATCGGTTATTATTCCTGTCCAAGGAAGATGTTCTGTTGAAAAATCAAAAGTATTTAATGATTCGCCCACAATCATTTTACATAACATTCCGAAAAAATGTTCATTTTTAACTCGAATATCTGTCATTATAACATCATATTCTTCATTTTTATTGAATAAAAATCCTTGTTTGACCAAATTTTCTCTGTAGTTCAATACTTTTTCTGACAATGACGTTTTTAATTTTTTTTCGGGACATATTTTCGATTTTTTTAATAAAAATATATCATCACCACGTTTTTCAAAACGACCTGTATATTCATACCCATTTATTTTTGATCGTACACATAAAATACGACCACTATTTAGTATCTTTTTGGCTTTTGTATAACGAATTGAATTCATTAACTCTATTATTAATTTATTTTTATAAAAAAATAAATGATATTACTAATTATATAACATTTCAATTTTTAAAGCAAAAATATAGTACGATATACTATATTTTTAGTTGAGTTGAAATATTTATGGCAAAAATTTTATACCAGCAGGATAATTAGGATCCTCCATAAAATCGTATTCTTTGGCTCTAGGTTTTACACCAGTATAGCGTTCAATCATATTTTCCATTTTTCTCCAAAAATTTATTTTTTCCAGTATTTTATTTGTATATGGAGTAATCGGGCAGTAATGAATTTCATGTGGCGAAATATGATGTAAATGATGTTCATCATGTGATTGGAAAATATATATTTTTTGCATAAAAGTTGCCCATAATGGTCTTTCATTGTCTAACATGTGCGCATATTTATGGATAACATCATTTAGTGCAATGAGTAAAAATAAAGTTATTACAAAAATAGAAATTCCAGTAAAATATAACAATGGACCTATCCAAATAAATGTCCATTTAGCAGAACTCCAAAATAGATCCCAATCATTAAATTCAATAACATATCGTGGTCTAATATGATGTAAACGACTTCCCCAAATTAATGTTTTACCAATTATGGGAGTAAATGGGCTAAAATATGTGTCCTTGATCCAATGATAGATTCCCATTATAAAATCAGCAAATAAATATGCAGCAATTATTTCAACCAAATAATTACAAATAAACTCCATTATCATCTTTAAATTAAGATAACAATAAATTATTTCAACCGGTGGTCAACACACACACCTTGTCCTTCGAGTGAATGATACTGATTTAAAAATTGTTATTTTGAAACATAATTTATGATAATTCATTTCGAATACCCAATAAAAAGTGACATCAAATAAATATCTATCGAAAAAATTGACAAATAATTTATTTAGTGTGTTTGTTATTATTTGACATGAACAAATAATAGTTTTCGAAATGAATTCTCATAAATTATATTTCAAAATAACCAATGAAAAAGAAAATCATAATGGATTCCAATATAATGATGGTTTGAATGTACTAAAAGGCGAATTTAACGATGATCCGAAAGCTTCATGTGTTGCGGGAGGTTTTTATTTCACCGATACTGAACATATTTTTGAATTTTTAAATTATGGTATTTATTTAAGAGAAGTTACATTACCTACAAATGATCCCGATTTTAAAATAGTACAAGATAAAAATAATAAATGGCGAGCTAATAAAATATTTTTGGGAAAAAAATATAATTTGAATGACGTTTCTACATTTGAATATTTGATTTCCAATGGTGTTGATGATGATTGTGCAGTAAGATGGGCATCAGAAAATGGGCATTTGGAAGTTGTACAATTTTTGATTTCCAATGGAGCTGATATTCATGCTTGTAATGATTATGCTATTAGATGGGCATCAATAAATGGGCATTTAGAAGTTGTACAATTTTTGATTTCCAAGGGTGCTGATATTCATGCTGATAATGATTTTGCTGTTAGACATGCATCAAAAAATGGACATTTGGAAGTTGTACAATTTTTGATTTCCAAGGGTGCTGATATTTGAAACTAAAAAAAGCACAAATGAATACCTATTGTAAAAATTGATAAATTATTTATTTAGCATACCCGCTAATTATTTATTTGATTTATTTAAATTAAATAAATAATTATTTTTGAAATGAGTTCTCATAAATTATATTTCAAAATAACCAATGAAAAAGAAAATCATAATGGATTCCAATATAATGATGGTTTGAATGTATTAAAAGAAAAATTCAATGATGATCCCACAGCTTCTTGTGTTGCTGGCGGTTTTTATTTTACTAACAGTGAAAATATTTTTGAATTTTTAGATCATGGTATTTATTTAAGGGAAATAACATTACCAACAGATGATCCCGATTTTAAAATGGTTCAAGATAAAAATAATAAATGGCGAGCTAATAAAATAATTTTGGGAAAAAAATATAATTTGAATAATATTTCTACGTTTGAATTTTTAATTTCCAATGGAGCTAATATTCATGCTGATAGTGATTATGCAATAAGATGGGCGTCAATAAATGGGCATTCAGAAGTTATACAATTTTTGATTTCAAATGGAGCTGATATTCATGCTAATAATGATTTTGCAATCAGATGGGCATCAATAAAAGGGCATTTAGAAGTTGTACAACATTTGATTTCCAAGGGGGCTGATATTCATACTGATAATGATTATGCAATAAGATGGGCATCAAAAAATGGGCATTTAGAAATTGTAAAATTTTTGGTTTCCAGTGGTGCTAACATTTATGCTAATGATAATTGTGCAATAAAATGGGCATCAGGAAATGGACATTCAGAAGTTGTACAATTTTTGATTTCCAAGGGAGCTGATATTCATGCTGATAATGATTTTGCAATAAGATGGGCATCAATAATTGAGTCTATGTGTGAATAAAATTCAAAGTTATTTTATTATTTGTTTGATTTGTTAAAATCAAATAAATAATAATTATCCACTACTTCTAGTTGATGCTGAATATATTGTTTTTAATTTATAAATTTTCTATTTCACTATCCGATTCGGAATCGGATGGTGGTAACCCATAATTTCTGTTATTAGATGTCCATGCCGGTTCATTTTCCTGTTCTGTTTCATCATCCGTATTTTCTTCTCCATTATCATTATCATTAAATTCTAGTGCGATATCATCAGCGATAGTATCTGTTTTATTAACATCAATATTATCGGGTAATTGGCGTCTCATACGTAAAATTCTTGCTTCATCCGATGTATATTTTAAAACAATATCACACGTCGAGTCTTGATATCCTCTGATATTAACCAATACAATATCGCCTACCGCCATCCATACTCTTTTGCGCATTTTTCCACAAATATGGGCACGACGAATAACATTACAATTAGTATCGAAACACATAACCTCCATATATCCATTTCCAAGCGATCTGGTAATCTGACCATACTCTTGTCCATCACTTTTATAAACCAATTCCTTTGTTTTGACTAATCCTCCTTTACTTTTTCTTCTCTTTTTTCCTCCGGCTCCTTTATTTTTTGGCATTGTTCAGAATAGGATATTATATATTTATTATGGTTTCATGTATTTATATTATAGCTCCAACAAATTTATCTTCGGCTATATTAAATTGCTTTTCACCTTTAGTAAAAATATATTCCAGAAAATGCATTAGATTTTTTTGCACGGCCAAGAAAATAGAAGTAAAAATAATACCATAACTGGTTTCTCCCTTCCAAGATTCGTACAAATATTTTGAATCAACTTTCATAACATAAAGCACAAGAATAATCAAAATAATTTGTATGATCAATTTTGCATAGAATTTTAATCCAAATTTTTTACCTAAATAATCAACAAAAAAATTTACCGAAAGACCTAATACGATGCCCAAAAATATATCGGCAATTATTTCAAGCGCATATTTTGGAAAACCTGTTACTGTGTCTTTAAATGTAGGATTTGGTTTGTTTGTTTTAGGATTATTCATTTATATTTAACAAATAATATTATTTCGGAATTTGTTTTATTTTAGTTCAAAAATCGACTAATAATAAATCAATATAATTATAATGAAAAAAATTATTTATTACGATTTCGATTTAACACAAACTGCTGAAAAAAATTGGGGACCAATATTTGATGACTACAGCGATTGTTTAGTTCAAATTCGTACCGAACTCAAAAATATTTTAAAACAATTTGGCGTTGGAACATTTTTAGCCGAACAAATTTATCATACAATCAATACAAATAAAATTCTTTATTACGATGAAATATCGTATATCGCGAAACGAATTGGTTTGGAAATTTACGAAATACTACTAATGCAATTAATTTACGAAACATCAAGCGCATGTACATCGGCAGTTATCAAAATTGGTACCAATGAATTTTTTTTCCGTACCATGGATTGGCCATTAACATTTCTTAAAGATATTACCATTGGATTGAATATTAAGAGTAATAATAAACTAATAGGTAAAGTAACAACATGGTTAGGCTATGTTGGATTTTTAACTGCAACCAATACTATTGACAATTATACTATTGCTATTAATTATCGACGAACAAAAGAAGTATCCATTATTGCATTAGCGGAAAATTTACATCGTACCATATCATTCAAATGGCCGATTGGATATCTTGTTAGGAACATCATTGAAAAAAATTGTTGTTTATACGATGCAAAAGTAATTTTGGAAACTAGTGAACTAATAAGTCCTTGCTACGTTACACTTTATGTTCCAAATTACAAAACATATATCATTACACGTGACTGTAATGCCAAAAACGAAGTTAATACTCGGACAGAAAATTTAATACAAACAAATTGTGATTGGAACAAAACAGAACCAAATATATTATGGAGTCTGGAACGAATAAAAACTATTAGGTCTGTTCAAAAAAAAATAGATAAAACGGATCATACTACATTAAAATCTTCTGATATTCTGGAATTATTATTACAAAAACCAGTGCTAAATCAAGAAACTATTTATGTGCATTACCAATATGAAAATGAATATGAAACTTTTGTTTAAAAAAATTTGAAATAAATAATATTAAATGCTGTTATTAATATATTAAAATCAATATATTCCTCATATTTTAACAAAAATGGAGTTAAATAATACTGCCGAATCCGAAAAAATACATAATTCAATTGGTACAACCAAAACAAAATATTTTGTTAATATTTGCATAATTTTTGCTTGTTTGGTATTAGTATCAAGTGTAATTATTACATTTACTATGGGCACATACTACGCTGTTCAATATCAAGAAATGAAATCCGATTACATTCATGATAAAATGGGATATTGTAATGTTTTAAATAAAACAATTAATGCACCGGAAAAAAGTTATTGGACTGTTGAAGTTAGTCCAACACCTATTTTTGATAAACAATGTTTTGTAGATTCGTGGCCTATCATAACCAAAATTTATTTTAACCGAAATATCGACAATTATAAAGACACAGTTGTATATCCTTGTTGGTACGATTTAAATAATCATTACAGTGTTAAATGGACCAAATTTGATATTGATGAACTCTAATAAATCCGGTAGTATGGCAATATGTTGGATACTATTTGGTCCATTATTTGTGCTAACCGGTGCTGTGGCTATTTATCTTCTTGGCAATTGGATATATACGTTAGGAAAATCGTATGAAACAGTAGTACCAGCACAATCATCTCTTTAAAAAAAAATTGAAATAGATAACACAAAATATTAATAACACTATTAATATTTTGCAGTTCAAGTCATGACAGATAATAAAATTTCCAAGTATCACAATATTTACACTGGTAAGCAATCAACATATCAATGTTCCAAAAATACTGTAACTAGAGGTTTTACATTACTAATGAGGTTGGTAATGAAAAATATTTCTCATAGCGAAATAGAAACATATTTGAAAGATAATATTGGTGAAATAAATGAAAAAAATGACTCGGGATGGAGTGTATTATTATTAGCTTGTCGAAATAGTACAAAGTGTTCTAACGAAATTGTCCATTTATTACTCGAAAATGGTGCAGACGTCGATTCGCAAAATTATATTAATTATACTGCGTTAATGGCTGCATGCAAAAATAGTACAAAAGATTCCAATAATAAAACTGTTGCAATGTTGTTAGAATTCGGAGCAAATATTAATTTACAAAATCTCAAAGGCAGAAGTGCTTTAATGATTGCCTGTGATTGTATTAATGCTGGCTCATCTATTGAAACTATCAAAATATTATTGAAACATAATGCTAATCTTAATTTGCAAGATGTCATGGGACAAACAGCATTGATGATTATTTGTGATAATCTAATTAAATTAGCAGAAAAAAGATACAGCGATAATCATAAATTTGTACAAAATAATATTGAGGTAGTAAATTTATTATTGAATCATAAGATAAATATCAATTTAAAAAATAATAAAAATGAGTCAGTAATTGTAATGGCTGCTCAAATTTCAAACATCAAATACCGGAAAAATACAATTGGACTAATAAATGATTACAATGTCAAAAAAATGGATAAATTAGAAAAAAAATTATTGTATTATGAACTAAATGTTAAACCACAACCTAATATTGTTAGTTTAGACCAAATTTTTATTTAAAAAATAGGTTTACAACATATTACACACAGCTATCTAAAAAATATTCATAATATTGATTCGATAGAAAAAATAGGCGAACTATTTATGGACATTGTAAATTATCATATTAAAAAATATGGTGACAAATATAATATTTTGTTTAATAATAATTCCGATAAATAAAATATCATATTAAAATATTAGATAATGAGTCTTAAAATAGCTATTTTTACTTTTAACACTGAAGCCCAAATATTCTGTTGCTCGTGTAACAAAAAACAATCATGTAGTTTAGGAAGACAACTATTAAAATATGTTACGACAGATTGTGTAGCAAGTGATTTTGTTGAAGCATTCGTGAAACATATTCAAGAACAAAATAATGGTTTCCTTCCTGATATTTTTATTATTGGTTTACAAGAATCCAGTATTAATAATCCAAAAAAAAAATTTGTATCAGACCAATTATTATTTGCTTTTTATAATTGTATCAAAAAAAAGAATGATAATTATGTTTTTATTCGGGAAAAAATGCGTGGGATCGGTGCTGAAGGTATTCGGGGACTCCGAATTGGGGCCATTATTGGAGAGGGTTTTAAGTTTTCATACAAATTTTTATTATATCGACCCCTTATTGAAAGCATACATGTGTCCGCATCAGAAGGACAACAGTTTGGAAAAGGTGCTATGCTATTAGATTTAGATATGGAAAAAGACAACAATAATTATCGTTTAAATTTTATTAATACGCATTTGCCTTTTTTACCAAAATATCCGGACCAAGGAAAAGAAATTAGGAATGAAACACTGATCGAAACAATTGATTCTTTTGAAACAAAATTGGGCGAAACTAACAGTAATAAATTTTTAATGGGGGATTTAAATTATCGAGTCGATTTTGAAAATATTAATAAGATAAAACAACAAGAATATTTGCAATTATTTAAATCTAACCAGATTTCTAAGACAGATGTTATTAATTTTAAAGAACATGATCAATTAACAAAAATCATAAAAAATTATGAAAAACTTCAAAAATATAAAGAAGGAGCTAATAATAGTGGTCCCAATTTTTTACCCACATGCAAACTATTAAAAAATTGCGAACAAAAAACTGCCCAACGTAAATATCAAATGGGTAAGGATAAAACAATAAGACTCCCATCATGGTGTGATCGAATTTTGTACGATGGTGATATCGAGTGTTTATATTATGATAATTTTGATCACGGATCTACTTGCAAAAGTGATCATATACCTGTTATTGGATTGTACGAAATCAAACCTACTGTTGATGGAGTAACAAAAACAGAAACACAAACTAGTATAATAGAAGATCCAATCGAAATAGATAATCCAATCGAAACCGATGCAAAAATAGAAACTCCTTCTAAACCAATTGAAACAGAAATAAAAATAGAAACTCCGGATCAGCCTAAAGCACCAGCTGAAATAAAATTAATAGAACAAGCTGGTGGTGATATTTATTATCCAAAATATTTAAAGTATAAACAAAAATATGTTCATTTAAAAAAAATTGTGAATAAAAATTGAATGCCAAATCCTTATTATGTTAGGTATCCTGTTGGCTATAATAATATGCATAAATGTTTATTTTCTATTCCGGATGAGAACAATCCAGATAAAAAATTAAATTATATTGACTCGCGAAAACAAATATATGTTCCAGTTTATTGTAAAGCTGCCAAAAACGAACAAAAATTTATTGAACTAAAAAATCGTTTGGAAAATGGCGAAAATTTATTAATTATTGAGGTTGATGGTCCTCACCAAGAATCACTCGATTATTATCAAAATACATATGGCTTGGCCGACATTTTTATAGAAAATAGCACTATGTTGGCAACAGATGAAAATTTAACAATTATGCTAAATGATGACAAACATCCATTTGGTCATGGTTATTGTTTAGCAATGGCTTTATTAGATTTAGAACATTTGGTTGATTTGTTTTAATGATAATATTTTTTAATAAAATTAAAAAATTGAAAAATATTATTATAAATGATATACAAGCTAATATAACAATATCATAATATCATAATATCATAATATCAAACAAAATGCTTAAAATTATTTTGGATGAAAACTTGGAGCCAACAAAAAATTGTTTGGAAGAGGTGAATTTAATTGGTGATAAATGTACGAACCAATATTATGAGTCGGAAAAAATTATCCATAGATCATTACCTAATTCGTTGATCGATATGTTACATTATGCATGGGCAAACCATTTACCCGTAAAAATTAGACCAGATGATTTATGGTTGCAGATTTTATGCCAATTTGCCTTATACGTCAACAATAACAGTGAAAAATACCAACATTTATTTGCCGATAAAGATAATTTGGATGGTCAAACACAATTGGTTGTCGATATGACACAATACAATAATATTCGCGACGTCCCAATGGAAAAATTTATTGCGCAAATTATGGATCAATTGGAATCCAAAATAGCATCCAATGATGCTGTCAGTAAATTACAATGTGATTTTTCCACTAGTAATAATATTACCAAATTAGTATCAAATATCGCATTTATGTATGCTGTTGAAAAATATTTTTCCTATAAAATGATATTAAGTTGTGGTATTCCATGGATCGAACTTGATGGAACATTGGAAGACTGGAAAAATTTCCAATTAAAAATTCAATATTTGTGTACAATTGCTGATGACAATATCAAATCTTGGTGCCAAAATTTAGAAGATATATCGGTAAGAATTTTGAATAGTATTTCTAATGTGGAAGACGGCAAACAATTCTGGAAACATCTATTTTATGAAGACAGATGCGGCAGTGGATCCCAAACATGTGCCAAAGGATGGATTACCAATTTATTTATTTATGATAAATCAATGAAAATGTTTGAACAAGAATATTATCCATTGGGTAAAGAAAGAAAATCGATGTATGATAGTGGTGTTACTATGTTTTGGGATGATTTCCCGGAATGTTTGATTAAATGTCCTATCCAAGTTTCATATGGAGGTGAATGTAATTCTACTACATACGAAATTAGTGCCGGAATGTTTGGGTTTAATAGTTCTAATAGGGAGTTATCACCACTTTGTTTGGTGTCTGGTTTTAATGTCAAGCTTCTGGAAATTATTGGATGGACATTCGATAGCAAAGTTATTAGGCAAGATGCAATTAAATTCACAAAAGAAAATTATGATAGAATCAAATATAATAACAAATATATCCACGAATGGTTTCCGTATGAACGCCTGACTGAAAAACATCAAGATGAATACAATTGTGATAATATACAAATTTATTATAATGCTGGTATGATTAAATATGTCTTTTTAGATAAATCTGGCCAAAAAAATAGAAATAATGTTATGTCATGTCTCTGTTTGGAATCATTTTTGGCTAATGGAAAATTGAATAATGTCAAGGGCTATATTAGTGGTTTTTATTCAACATATACTGAACACATAGCTAAATACGCATCACAGATTTACTAAAAATTGATTTTAATTTGGCATTTTAATATAACATATATATGTTATATTAAAATATCAATCAATGCCCAATAAAAAAGGAATTAGAGATTCATAATAGAATCTGTACCAACTTTGAAAACTTAAAATTTTCAATATAATTGATAATGTATCAAGAAATATCAACTTTTAAGTAGCGATATGATACCACCAAAGCAAACAAATATTAATTTTTTTAGGAATATCAAAGAATAGATATACTTTGAAATATCATCCTTTTCCAGAAAAAGATTATGATCGTGTTGTACCCTACTTAGGTAAATCAATGCATATTATTGATACTAATGATAAAAAAACAAAATTAACCAAACAAATGTATATAGAATTAATGGAATCATTTGGTGAAGCTAATTCATTTGAGCCGATAAAGGATAAAAAATTCTCCAAAAACGTCTTTACTGAGCACCAATAAATATATTGTTTTATAGATAACATTATATATAAAACAATATAGTTTTTCGAATAATACAATTATTTTCCTATCCAGAACTTATTTTTTTTTAAACATTAAGTTTAGAAAATATGTCATTGTCATTTTATGAACCAAGAAATACTTATTATCGTATGGACCCGTGTTATGGATATGGATCAGTATTTGGGTATGGAGCCGGTTACGGTACATACCATGATGGCTGGCGTCTAAATTGTTGCAGTCCTTTTTATTCAACATGTTACGGTTCATGTGGTGGAAATGGACCATTTGGAACAGGGGTTGTAGGATCAAGCTTGTACGGTACAAATTTATATGCTGGATTATACGGTAATGGCGAATATGGACCTGCGTATTCCGGATATATTGTTTAAACAAAATATTATTTATTATTTACAATAGTTATATTTATTATAATTATTGCAAATACTAATAAAAAAATTGATTATGGAATTGGTTATTATGATTTTAATTAATAACAACTAATAAAACTAATCGTTGTGTCATTTTTTTTATATAAAATAATAATGGATCACAGTAATTCCGAAATAAAATTCATAACATCTGCTTTACCGTATGTGAATTCTGTACCACATATGGGTAATCTTATTGGGTCTACACTCAGTGGCGATATTTGTGCTCGTTTTTATCGATTGCTTGGATACAATGTTATTTATTTATGCGGAACAGATGAATACGGCACCACAACTATTATTAAAGCAAAAAAAGAAAATCTAACATGCCAAGATATTTGTGATAAATATCACAAACTCCATAAAGAAATTTATGATTGGTTCAACATACAATTTGATGTTTGGGGAAGAACAACAACATCAGAACAAACAAAAATCACCCACGAAATTTTTTCGGAACTGTTCAAAAATAATTGTTTAGAAGAAAAAGAAATTGTACAAATGTATTGCGATAAATGCCAAATATTTTTAGCAGATAGATATATTAAAGGAATATGTTATCATGATGAATGTCGCGGAAAAAATAGTATTGCTAATGGGGACCAATGCGATGCATGCCAAAAAATGATTGATACTAATAAACTAATTAATCCATTTTGTTATTCGTGCAATAATACACCAACACCCAAAAAAACTGTACACCTATATTTAAAATTAGCCGAACTATCAGAAGAAATATTGCACTATTTGGAAAATCGCACACAATTCAAAGCCAATGTTATGTCTATTGCGAAATCATGGTTAAATACTGGCTTGACTTCTAGATGTATTACTCGGGATCTAAATTGGGGAACGCCCGTGCCAATTTCAATTGATCCAATTCTTGAAAAATATCAAGATAAAGTTTTTTATGTTTGGTTCGATGCGCCATTTGGTTACTATTCTATTCTGGCTCATGCCATTCCTAATTGGAAAGAATTATTACAATCGTCTAATTTAGAATGGATTTCAACACAAGCAAAAGATAATATTCCTTTCCATACTATTGTATTTCCAGCATCAATACTTGGTAGTAAATTATCATATCCACTAATAAATAAAATATGTAGTACCGATTATTTATTGTACGAAGGAAAAAAATTTTCAAAAAGTGAAGGTGTTGGGTTATTTGGTGACCAGGTTATGAATATATCCAAAAAAATGAATATTAATGAGGATTATTGGAGATTCTATTTAGTAAAAATTCGTCCAGAAACTCAAGATAGTTCATTTAGTTTGGAGGATTTCGTTAGCACAATTGAAACAGATCTAGTAAATAATATCGGTAATTTTATTAATAGGTGTATTTCTTTAACCAATAAATTTTGTCAAAAACAAACATCGTATGTATTAGACGATCAATTAGAAAAATATATTAAAAAATATATTGACATTATGAATAATTTTAAATTCCGTAATGCATTAAAATTATGCCTAAAATTAGCTAATAATGGTAATAAATATATTCAATTAAATCAACCATGGGTTATTGCAAAAACAGATTTAAATGCTACAAAAAATATTATTGCGCAAGCTAATGCTTTTTGTTTTGTATTATTGCATTTACTCCATCCGTTTATTCCTAAAACCGCTGCTAGAATGCTTAGTTATATGGGTTGCGAGCTTGTATCTATTACTGAATTAATATCTAAAATAGGATACAATCTGAAAGATGCTATTCAAATGAGCAAAGCGAATGCTGAATACATTATTAATATTCAAACGACTGATCACACCGATCTTGCTTTTAAAAAAATAAGCTTAGATGAAATTAATATTGCACTTGGTGAATGAAGTAATATCACATAAATAAATTATATAGGAAATATTGTTTTCTGTATAATTTATTCAATTTATTGTAAATGGCTGCCAAATTATTTCTGGGAGTTGCTAAAAAATTTTCTTTCTATTTATTTAAATGACAAATTTCCAAAACAAAATTAAATATTTATTAATTGATACGGACGCTGATTTTGATGATTTAGCTGGTCTACAATGGTCACTTTTGAAACAGTCAAAAATAATATGGAGAACGATTGGGAATGGATATAGTTCACCAAAAACAGCTATTATATCAACAGGCGGAACAGCAGCATGGGCCAAACAAAATAAAATTAGGATAGTACCAGTATTTATTGGTAGTGATATAGCATTATGTAAAACATTGGATTTGGATTTATATACTAAACCACCTAAACAGCTTTTACAGTTTACCGCCGATTTATCCATAGCACCCGAATTTAAATTTTATAAACAGTCAATTATTTTGTACCAAAATCAGGTTCCAGAAAAATATAATGCCAATAATGAATCAACAATCATTGCACTTGGACCTCTAACAAATTTAGCATTGGATTCAAAATTATGGAATTCATGCAATTGCCCAAATGTATTTATTAGTTCTTCACAACTCCATACACCTATTACATTTCCTGTTTTTTTATCAAAAGAAAGTAATGTTGGAATTGATCCAATTGCTACAATTAAAGTATTTAACCGATTAACAAAATTTGGAAAAATTCCCATACTCATCAATCAACAATTGGAACTTACCGCAGTAATTTCTGTGCTCGAAAAAGTACTTTGTCAAAAAATACCAAAAAAGAATAGGATTGTAGCTCAAAGAATGCTAGATACACTAGTATATGCGCAAAAATATGACACGATACCTCCTATTCATGTCTGGGATTTAACAGCAACCATGGTGACATTTTTTCCATTTTTAATTGAAACAAAAATATTATGTCGCGCATTTTTTGATAAAGATACTGGTAGAATATTATTTAGTCCAGTGGATAATTACACTGTAGGAAAACATTATAGTTTAGCCTACTTAGCGATTAAAATTAATTTGGATTTAACATTAGAATTATTAGAAAAAACATTAAGTAATTGTTAATTTAGTTACATAATTTTTTTTTACAAATTGTTGGCCTAATAATAGCAATTGTTCCATCGAATCTCCTGAATTTAATTTCTGGAACACTCATTTCAGGTTGAATATTATTTTCAACAGTAGAACTTAATAAATCTTCCATGTAGTGGATAGCCAATTGTTCTCCAATTAATGCTCCAGCAAAACAATCTGAACGATAGCCCAAACCAGTCCAATCTCGTCCAGTAATTGCATTTGAACATAATTTGTTTATTTCATCAGTAATTGTTATTTCATATTGGTTTGCACCATTACCACTATATTTTTTTAATTTTGTTCCATCTTTATTTGCTTCGACAATTGCATTTGGGATACCAGATAATTCCCCATTAATTACTCCGGGTAATGATAACCACGGTTGGTCAGTTTTGAAAAATATTTTAAGAATAGTACAACAGGCTCCAGCTATTTCACCACGTATCGAAGGATATGGAGGATGTACTGGTGATCCCGCACGCAACATTAATGGTAAAGTGTATGAATTAGCACCAGGTAATGTAGCATTATTGATGTGATAAATATCTTGCAACATTTTATTATTAAGTGCCAAATCTGTCAAATCAAAATTATTTTTATTTGGTACTAAATTATTTTTGACATCATTTATCCATAAAGCGAAAACTTCTGGATACAAATTCCTAAAATGTTGCCATTTCCAATAGAATGCATTTTTTTGCGCATACAATGAAATATCAGCAATTGATGTCAAAATAAATGCCGCACCGAAATTTGTTGCTTGTCCAATTTGATTTTGATATTTGGGAAATCCTGGATTGGCTTGTGCACCTAGTTGTAATAAAATTAATGCTGCTTGATAAAAAAGTTGGTACGGTGCATTTTTATTTTCAACCGAATTTGCTAAAGATCTACCAGAATAAATATATCTTTTAAGTAATTCATTTTTTGGAGTATCTGGTGGCAGTATATCAATATTCCCATTTTGGATACTGATTGTTTCATTTAAACTTACGCCCCATTCTACGCGAAAATTATTTTGTTGCGCATATTTTCTACTTGGTTGAACATAATATAATTGTTTTATTATTAAACTGCCTATGGGAACATCTAACAAAAATAATTGGGAAATACGTGGTCCAACTAATTCTCCAGCTAAATTACCACGAAATATTGTTTTAGAAGTAAATGGTAAACCATGTGATGGACTAAATTTCAGATTTGCTAATAGTACCGGATCATTCATACGACCAACACTTAATAATTTAGAAATAGTATTGTCAGTATCATATTTAATAAATGGTACATCACGCGCAATCGCTTGACCATATATTTCCATCATATCTGCCGCGGCAGCATTACTTGATAAAATAGCGGGAGGTTCAACATCAAGTTCACATTGTGGAATTCCAACTAGTACGGTTGCCCATGATGCTAATGGGTTTACTAATTTTAATGATGATTTAGGATCCAATAGTACACTATCTAATAATTTTTGGTCATTATCAATAATAGAATTTTTCATCTTAACATAATCATTATCCGAAACTAATCTTCCGTCTCTTAAATTATGTTTAAGACTTTTATGAAAGGAACCATTATAATTATAATTTTTATATTTTTTCTCAGCCATATTTATTCTTGTTGGGCAAACACATACATTACTTTGTTCCTCAATTTTCCCTAATTGGCATCTTAAAATATCACTATTGTCACGAAATTCTCTATCGGTGCAACCAGGATTATGTTTTTTTTGACAAATAATACAATCACACGAATAATTCATTTAAATAACTATATATAACAAAATAAATTTAGTATTTATTTGGTGGTAGTGTTTTTGTTCTTATTAAAATAAAGATAATTTGTATCGTTGTCCATAATTTTTTTATAATATATCATTATAAAAATGTCATATATTCAATGTAATGATTATTATAGGCAAATGGTGCTTGGTGGATGGTTACCATATCCATATTATTATCCGTATGTTACAACAATCCCTAACATTTCAAATCCAGGTTGTGAAAATCTTTTATTTAATCCTCTTGTAGATAATTGTTATTTTGATTACAATTCACAGCCACCATATAATAGTTTCGATGGTAGCTGCCATGATCCTGGTCACTTTAGATTTAATAATATTTCGTATTGTGATCGAAACCCATGTGTTGAAAAATACGATTATTGTTGTTATGATGTGACTCCGTATCAGGATCCATCATGTGTTTGTGGTTTTAGTGTCGAAATATTGGCATCCAATATACCAGCTATTGCGAGAAATTTGGATATGAATATGTTGGGTCCCTGGGGAATTATTATTATTAACGATGTTGTTTGGGTGGCTAATACTGGGGCTGGTTTACTAACAAGGTACAATTTAACAGGTTTACCATTGTTTCCAGTGGTTAATATTTTTGGTCCGATGGGAAATATTGGGCATCCAACTGGTATTGCTTTTAATGATAATTTATTTGCATTTCCAATTACTTGTGGACCAACTACCTTGCCGAGTTGTATATTAGCTGTGACACGGGACGGTACAATAAATGGGTATAATTTGGATATTGATCCCGATAATATGTCGTTGTTAATTGACAACTCATGTCATAATAGTGTTTACACTGGTTTAGCAATTGTAACAATATGTATAAATTCTATTACAGGAAAAAATTGTGGTGTTGGATCTGCTTGTGATACGTTTTTATATGCGACAGATTTTTATAATCAACGAATCGATGTATATGATGGCAATCTAACAAAAATAAAAAAATTTAATTTTATCGATGAATGTTCTGGTGATCCAATTCCGGAAGATTATGCACCATTTAACATTGTTAGTATTTGTGAATTTTTGTATGTTTTATATGCAAAACAAAATCCAAAAGATAATCAATATGAATTTCCTGGTAGAGGTCATGGTTATATTAGTATTTTTACCAATGATGGGAAATTTGTTAAAAGATTTGCTAGCTGTGGCACATTAAATTCCCCATGGGGTTTAGTTCTGGCTCCATCATGGTTTGGTTATCCGGCAGGGTCAATTATGGTTAGTAATCATGATGGAATTATTAATGTTTTTGGACCGTGCGGAAAATGTTTAGGGAATTTAGCGGATGAATTTATGAATGATATTTGTTTGGATGGGCTAAGGGGATTAACACCAAATCCTAACTATGATAGAATTATATATTGGTCCGCTGCTACAAACTGTTTGCGTGATGCATTTATCGGTACAATAAATTCAAAGTTTAGAATATAAATTAGTATATAAGCCAGATAACATATATTTTTAAATTTATTATGGTTGGAATTTATCTCTCTAAAAATTTTATTTAATATACGTTAATGGTATACATGTCTTATAATCAATTAATACAAAATTATATAACAGCCAGTTACCAATATCCACCAAATTGGGCTGATCCATGCGGATGTTGCCCGCCGCCTTGCCCACCACCCTGTCCACCTCCCTGTCCTCCACCATGTGATCCTTGTATACAAATTTCAGCGTGTCCACCATGTGGGCCATGCGGTCCATGTAGTCCATGCAGTTCATGTGGTCCTTGCCCGCCACCTTGTTCGCCACCATGCAATTCATGTCCACCATGCAATCCATGTCCACCATGCAATCCATGCAATCCATGTGGCCAACAAAAACTTGTTGAAATTTGTGGCCCACGTAATAATAAAAAATCCTGTTGCAAAAAAAAGAAAAAATCTTGCAAGAGAAAAAATTGTTCTTGCAAAAAGAAAAAATGCATTGAAGTTTGCTGCGAAAAAATCCAAATGTGTCCTCAACCTTGCTGCAATCCATGCCAATCATGGTCTCAGCCCTGTTGCGATCCATGTCCGCCACCGTGTCCACCACCATGCTGTGAACCATGCTGTGATCCGTGCCCTCCATGCTGTGAACCGTGTTGTCCTCCTCCATGTCCTCCATGTGATCCTTGCACTAGTCCCTGGTTACAATATTGGCCGTGGGCACAAAGAAGTTGGGGAGGTAAATTCACTTCTGAATCAACAGTATAAAAAATTATTATTATGTACAATTAAAATTTAATTATATATAATATACAATGACTTCTTTTCGAGTCTCAATCGGCGGTATACAAATTCAAGATGGTATGATTTTGACTTTAGATAAAAGTAAAGGTGAACCTAAAATAAATTTTGACAGATACAAAAATGAAAATTTTACGATTGTAATGGTTGATCCAGATGCATCCGCAAAATACCACCTGCATCTATTAATTATTAACAATAATATAACAGTGGCAGATTATCAACCACCAAATCCTCCAAAAGGAGATAAACAACATAGATATATATTTTATTTGTTAAGACAAGAAAAAATATTAGACGAAAATAATATTAAAAAATTTTTAGGAGACGTATTGAAAAAAAGAGGTTATTTTAATTTTGGTGAATTCGTTGCCAAAAATAATTTAGAAATTATTAATTCGGTTCACTTTGTGACAGAAAATAAATAAGTTAATGAATTAATGAGTTAATGAGTTAATGAGTTAATGAATTAATGAGTTAATGAATTAATGAATTCTTTCAGAATCCAAATTCCTTAATTTGCGCGGATCCATAAAACGGTGCGGAACATTATTAAAATTATTAAAATTATGATTATTATTATTTCCATTATTTGCCACAGTATTATTATTTAACCAATTTTGTGTTTTTTCTATTTTTGGTAATTGATTGACATATTTATTGATTTTATCATGTACATCATAATAATTTAATGGACATTTATCATAATAACTTTTATCAGTTTGGTCATTATAAAATCTTCCTGGTAAATAAGATCCTGGTTTCTGGAATGGATTATAATTAGGATTTTGGTTGTAATAAAAATAAAGAGCTTTATTGAGATGATCTTTTGGATTTTTTGTGTATTTTTTCTGGCAGTTTGGTACTGGTCTGCAGTTATTTTTTAATGGACACCTTCTCTTAATTTTTTTACGTACGGCCTTTTTTCTCGTATCAATTCTTTTTTTCGGTTCATCGCATTGTGGTTGTGGACTAGTAGTATTAATTTTTTCTGGTTCAACTGGCTCAACTATCGGATTTGGCCCACATTGTGGCTGCATACATATATTTGGTGGAAGAAATGGAGTTGGCATATTAAAATTTGGCCACATATTATTATTATTATTATTATTCCATCCATTAAACGGCTGAAAAAAAGGCGATTCTCCAAATGGCGGGTATTGCATTTGCTGTGGGTTCATTCCTGGAAAAGGTAATCTGTCTTGTGGAATCGGTTCACCATCCGAAAATTCATCATAAGGGTTTCTCCAGTATTGATATTGTTTACTATAACGTTTTGGTTCTTCGCTACCATCAGTATGGTATCCATCATGTGCAGAAAAACTAGATTCTTCAAAATAATTATTATCATCATAATTTGGCGATATTTTTTCTGGTAGAATTTTTTTATCACAATTTTTGTTACAATTTTTAGAAGCCATGCTATATATATTATTGATGTTTAAAAAAAATATTATTGTATGTTATACTAAGTATACCAAAAAATAGATTATAAATGGATTCTAAAAATAATTTTTTTTATTGTGGCCTGATCATTGTAGAGCCAATTACTTAAAAATGATTATAAACAAATTTTTGAATTTATTAAAGAAAAACAAATCGCGCATGCATTTATTTTTTTTTAATAATACGGATAGTGCTGCGAATGCGCTACAAAATTCTATACAACTAACACAAAAATTTAATAAATTGAACATATAATTTAAAATAATACCTAAATTTATAATATAAATCAATGGCGAGTGTTCAGAGTAGGCAAATTTTTGAAAATCCGGCACCACAATACGTTTATCCAAACACAGTAGGAAATAATTCTTTTAGGAGAGTGCAAACGGTTACTGGTCCGATGGTTAGTAATGCTATGGTAGTTATGAGAGCCATGATTAATCCGGATGGACTTCCTTATGGAGTGCGTTATCCTAATGGTCCACTATCTGCCAGAACATCTAATTTTGATGATACGAATATGCTTGTTGCTAATCGTGCGGCTTATTCTTCCGGGGTACCATTATCCCTACTAGGTTATGATCTTAGAGGATTCAGAGGACTCAATTCTGATTTTTTACCTGGCATATATAGTAGATATCCTTACCAATTTGGTTATCCATATTCGGATGCATATGGAAATTCTCAGTATAATGATTATCCTTACCGAACACCAGCATGTGGATCATCCTGTGGAAGTGGAAGATGTGGTTCCTAAAAATAAAATAATAAATTTATTATGATATATCGCTACAATATATATATTATAATAAATATTAACTTAATTTTTGTAAATTTGTTTGTAAGATTTTTTGCAATTGTTACATTTGCATGTTTTTGGGCAAGGATCAAAGCATTTTGGTTTATAACATGGTTGGCAACCCGGATTGCATGGGTTATCATCTTTTTTATTTATTTTAGATTCTTTATCAGCTTTTTTATCCTTTTTGTTCGATTTATCACAGCCACTTCCGCAACCGCTATTGAATCCATTATTGAATCCACAACCATTATTGAATCCACTGCCGCATCCGTTATCGAATCCACAACCATTATTGAATCCACCTCCACATGGACCACATCCACTATTGAATCCACAACCATTATTGAACCCACCGCATGGGCCACATCCACCTCCAAAACCTCCTCCGCATCCACTTCCGCATCCACCTCCATAACCGCAACCACCTCCATAATTATCATATGCGCAACCATTATTAAATGCATTGCAGGCTTCATTGCGTGTTTTAAGATAAGTTTCAACATAATGTAATTCTTTTGTCAATAATTTAGAATCATCGACTCTGCTACAAGCAGCACCATTGTTACATGCTCCAGAGGCACCGAAGCCTCCACAACCATTCAGATATCCAGCTCTATCGTAAGGCATTTATACATTTTATTGTTAAAATTTTTTAAAGAAGGAGGAGGAAGTTTAGCCAGTCAAAAATAAATTCATTTATATTTTATAATGGGTCGTCCATGATTTTCCACCAAAATAATATTTACAATGATATTACTATATATATATATCGATTTATTTCCCGGCAAGAATATTATTGGTACAGCTACTTGAAATATATATATATATATATATATTGTTACACTAAAAATAAGCATAGCCTGTTCCGTATATTTTAAAGTTGATATCAGTTTCTAATATTAAAAATATAATTTTTGGTGTATAATTTTTATTAGTTTTTTTATTAATTATAATTATGTATAACAAATTATTAAAACATGGCTAACTTTCAAGGCATAAATTCTTTTTCTGATCCGCGATTTTGTTCGCCATATTATCCTCAATTCGGACCTGGTAATTTTGGTTTCAATAATCCATATCCACTTAAATCTTTCCGTGATCCTGGTTTGGCTAATTCATGTGGTCCAATGCCAATCATAAACCCTTGCGCTCCCAGGCGTTCTGTCACAACCTGGAAAGTCAATTATCTTGTTTCTAACACTATTAATCAGGCTGCACATACTGATCCTGATTTAATTAATCCGTGGGGTATTGTTCTTTTTAATAACCAAATTTGGGTTGCTAATGGTACTACTGATTCCATTTCTAATTATGATTTATTCGGTAATAAACTTTTGGGTACTATTAGTGTTCGTGATGCAGCACATAATTCTTCTTTTCCTACTGGTATTGTTGTTAATTGTGGAGGAGGTTTCTCAGTGTCCAATGGTACTTTTACCAAATCAGCACAATTTATTATTGCCACCGAACATGGTACCGTTCATGCTTATAGTCCTACTGTCGATCCTCTTTACAGTTATATTGTTCTTAATCAACAGCTTACAGGTGAAATTTCTGTTTATAAAGGTTTAGCTCTTGCCAATAATATTCTTTATTTGGCTAATTTTTTCCAAAATACTATTGATGTTTTTGACTGTAATTATATCAGGTTACCTGGATTCCATTTTATCGATGGTGATTCTGCTGACCCAATTCCTCTCGATTTTGCTCCGAATAATATTGTTCATATTGGTTGTTTCCTATATGTTCTTTATACACGCAAAGATCCGAATGTTACAGTACATGATTTAGATGGACCAGGCCACGGTTTTGTTTCTGTTTTTAATTTAGATGGATCATTTGTTAGACGTTTTACTAGTCGTGGTGTACTAAATTCTCCCTGGGCAATGATTCCGGCACCTTGCGAATGTGGTTTTCCACCGGGTTCATTCCTTGTTGGTAACAACGGCGATGGACGTATCAATGTATTCGATTGTAATGGCCGTTATGTTGGCCCAATTCTTAATCAAGCAGGTTTACCGATAGTAATAGAAGGATTATGGGGATTAGCACCACATTATACTGATTTTAGTGAAATATTCTTTGCGTCAGCAGCGGACGAAGACGTCGATGGGCTGATTGGGAGTTTTACGAAATCTGATATTATTTCGTTTTAGTTTTGAATACAAAACCATCGAAAAAAATTTTTTAAATATTTTGAATGAAAAATTATTATTAAATATTTTATTTAATAATATAATGGAAAAATTTAAACAAGAAATACATAATTTAGATAAATTATGCGAATCTCGTTATTCGTGGATAACCAAAAAAGATAATGGTTGTTTGATTGTTTATTTAGAACTATGCAAAAAATGTATTGAATATTTGGATCCGTTTGAAACAATCGCGGATTTTAACCTGGAATTTATTTATAAAGATTTATATTCGGATGCATTAACTAGCCAAGAAGCAGAAAATATTAAAAAAATTCATCTTGCTTGGAAAGAATGGAAAACAGAAATAGATTATGATGAATGTGTTTGGGCTGGTATCTTTCCGGAAATATAATTAGATTGGAATCCATGATGGTTTTCCTCTTTATTTGTTATTTTGAAATATAGTTGAAAGACATTATTTGAAGATTTACTGGAATCTGAAGAATATAATTTGTCGGAATTCATTGTTAAAATAATTATTAATTTAATTTTAGTTAAATTAATAATTATACCAGACTAATAATTTTCTAAATATTCTAATTGTTCTTTGGTATTGATGTTATAAATTTCAATTTCTTTTTCTGCTGAAAGTATAAATAAATCGATTTTTTGGTTGGTGGCGTTGCGATAAATTTTAACTAAATCCGTTAAATAATATTCTCCTTGGGAATTATTACTTTTAATCAGTGGAATGTATTGTGTCAGAACATCACTGTTACATATATAGATACCACAGTTAACTAGTGTAATTAATTTTTGTTCAACATTGCAATCTTTTTCTTCTACAATTTCTTTAAAATTATTATCACTGTCAATAATAATACGTCCATTGCCGCTAGGATTTTTTAAATTAATGGATGTTATCAAAAAATTGGATTCGTTTTCAACATAGTAATCATAAATTTCTTTAATTGTCGAGTATTGAATCAAAGGTACATCGCCATTTAAAATAATATTTTGGATTAGGTGTTCGTCAGAAAAAGATTCTTTATCATTAACCAATTGTGGCAGAGTTGATTTGACAGCATCTCCAGTACCTAATGGCATTTCCTGATTAATATAAAAAATTCTATCATCAGTGATATTTTTTTCAATTTCATTTTGAATCATAATATGAAATTTTCCAACAACAACAAAAATTTTAGCGGGATTCAACAAAATAATTTGCTTGAGAAGTCTAACAATCATACTCTCGCCTTTGACCATAACAAGAACCTTTGGTAAATGACTTTGCATTCGTTTACCCATACCTCCAGCTAAAATAGTAACGTACAATTTATTCATGTCGATTTATATAATTGATGTAGAATATTATTTGAAACGAATAAAATGCTGTTTTACAACCAAATTATAGTATATTTCAATTGATAATATACTATAATTAATTATAATTGTACCGCTTGGTAAATTTTTTTCATTTTTTTATTAAAGGCGCTAAAACCCTCCCTGCATTGATTTTTTTTTATATACTGATTATATAAAATGTCAAGTAATAACGCCTTATCATGTTACAGTTCCTATTATGGGTGCCCTGCAGTATATTGTAATCCCTGTTCGTCACATTATACCAATTTTTGCCAACCAATATGTAATCCTTGCCAACCAATTTGCAATATTAATCCTTCATTATGTAATCCTTGTCCACAACCATGTCCACCACAACCGTGTCTTAATGTAACATACATTACAACAGCACCCACAGCGACTACCGTTCCTACTGGTGGAACCCCAATTCCAGTTGGATCAACTACCGTTCCAGCGGGTACAGTCACAGTAATTACCGGTTTCAGTGGAATTCCAAGTACCAATGTTGGTGGTATTTCGGTTAGTAATGGTCAATTTACAATTCCTTCTGCTGGACGCTATTTTATTTCTGGAACAGTTTGTTTTGTAGCCAATGCAACTGGTTCTAGAACATTATATATTTATAGAATAGATGCCACAACCGGTCTAATTAGTCAATTGGCAGCAAATACTGTACCGGCAATATCAGCAACCGTTCCAACATGTGTCAATGCATCAACTGCAGCTGATTTAAATGCGGGAGATCGCCTTTTCTTTGCAGTTACTCAAACATCTGGTGCCAATCTTGATACTACCACTACTGCGGAAAATCGATTTGTTATCACTCGTTTATGTTAATATCTTTTGAAAAATATATTCGGCATTAGTTTTAAATTATTCCATAACATCCATCTACTGTGCCCATCTCCACTACCACTTGCTAACCATTTAGAATTTGAAACCTTATATAAATCAGCCTCATGTGGTTTATTATCTTGATTAATTTGGCCAGGCCATTTGAATGAATAAAGTGTAATTCTAAAATAATCAACTGTTTCCATTTTAGCGGTGCAACAATCTGTTTGTATTACAGGAGCTTTCGATGATTTAACTTTTCCTAATGGAACAATTACAGATTTTATTTTGTTGTAAGCTTCTTGTGACGAATAAATTTTGTTTTCAATCAATCCAAATTCTTTTCCATATTGTCTAAATAAAAAACCCAAATAATCTACTTCAACCGCTTCATATTCTTTGTTCTGTTCCAGATTTTTATAATCTGATGGTTTTAATAATAAATCTTTTTGTTCGGCTAATTCTATCCATTTATTAATTTCCAATGCTTCAGTAATTTCTGGTTCTATTCGATTTGTCATATTCCGATATTTTAGACGATGATACTTGGTTTTATATTTTATGTACTTATGTTCAAAACTATTTTTATCCATATATCATAAATAATATATTTCGTAACTATATATTTTTGTATAGAATGAGCGATAAATATCCAATCAGAATTGGATATGCGTGTATTAATAATGAGTTACGCGATTATGATGTTTTTACATCTAGAAGTTTAATTTTAAAAACAGCTCATGCAAAGGGTTTGGATTATATTAGGCAGTTGATATTGGATAATGTGGATGATCTTTTGAAAATTTTGATTTATAATGAAGCCCATGGAATCAGATTCTTCAGAATTAGTAGTTGTGTATTTCCACATTTAGGAAATCCGCGGTTTGCGGAAGGTAACTATAATTTGGATTTTGCTAAGGATAAACTTAAAATAGCTGGTAAATTTGCCAAAAAACATGGACATCGATTAACGATGCACATAGGTCAGTATTGCCAGCTCTCGTCACCCAACGATGAAGTAATAAAACAAAGTATTATTGACTTGGCTAATCATGTGCAATTGCTCCAAATGTTGGGATATACGCCAACAGATGGCTCTGTGATAATAATTCATGGAGGTGGTACATTTGGTGATAAAATAAAATCATTAGCCAAATGGGAAAAAACTTTTTTAGCTTTACCAGCCGATATACGAAATTATATTGCTTTGGAGAATGATGAAAATAGTTATGGAGTCATGGATTTGTTGCCTTTTTGCGAAAAATTAGGTATATTTTTTTGTTTGGATATTTTTCATAACAGAGTTTCTAAAGATCGCGTACCAATTACCAAAAAATTAATGCGTCGTGTTTTTCGTACATGGACAATACGTGGTTCTATACCAAAAATACATGTTAGTGAACAGCAACCTGGTTTGCGAAGGGGAGCCCATAGTAAAACTATAAACAAATTACCACTTTATTTATTTAGATTACCAACTATGTTTCGAACACCATTTGATATTATGTTGGAAGTTAAGGATAAAGAGGTATCTGTTTTCAAAATGTACCACAAATACTTTGACATTAATATGGATTCTACTGGTCGAGTAACATATACTCTCAAGAATGATTTATCAGATTAAAAAAAAAAAATTGATTTTTCGAACAACAAAATGATCCAATTCAAATTCAGTATTGAGTACGTACGATCGAACATGCAACAACAACCATTGTCCAACTCAAGGAAAGATGATGATTATGCGTGGATTCCATCAGTACCCAATTCCACAAATGATAATCGTGAATGGATTCCGTGTCAGTCCGTTACTACCCAATATTCCAAAAAACGGGTCGATTCAATGTTTGCGGTCAAAAGTTTTACCAAGTATCACACTCGTATCAAAAATGTTGCTTTATTTTTGGTAATTGGTGATAGGGTTTTAACAGTTACCGAAATAAAAGGCAAAGATAAGAATCTTGTTGGATTTCCAGCTGGAGGAATGACAGGTCATGATAGGTCTGTTTTTGTGGCAATGAAACGGGAATTTGAAGAGGAAACTGGTCGTGATCTTCCACAATTGATCAACATTCGCCGATTTCTTTACAATAATCACACCGCTATTTATGTTGCTGCGACAAGAGATTATTTTGATACAAAACAATTCAGTCCCAATCGGAAAATCAAAGAAATGCGTTTAACCAAAATAACGGATATCAAATTGGCCCTAACAGGACAACAGCGCGAATTCACTTTGAGACCATCTGTTAAAAATTCAACCAAGCTATTGTTACAGCATTTGGATTTTTGAAAATATATATCTACCAATTTATTGATTAGTAGATAGATATATCCTATTCAACATTCCCAAAAATTATAAATTCATTCAATAACAACAAAAATTTTTATACAAAAAAATTGAAAATTCAAAATGTCTGACAGTCCCATTAAATTCAACAATATAGTACTCTCTATTCACGAGATTACAAGCACCTGAACTTTCAGAAACTTAAAACACTACCAAGAATGATTGCTTCTGAAAAAAATATTCCCAGCGGTACCGATCTTAACAAGCTTTATTCGCACACTGAATGCAGAGTCTCAGTTACCTTGCAAGAAGGAGTTTGCGGTAAATGCCAAAATCTTTCGGCAATTCCAGTTGTTGCTCCGATTCCTGAAGTGACTCCCATAGTATCGCCAAAGCAGTCCTGGGCGGATCAGATGGAAGCGTTACAACAGGATCAGCCTAAAACTGCCTTAAAGCTCGATACCAACGTAGCGCTTCTCTTTAAAAAGGATCCAAGATTTGGCGGTGAAGGAATTTGCTATTTGCAAGCACCATTGGATTTTGAACTTGAATCAAACTTTGGCATTAAATTTGGTGGTAACATTTATATGCCCAGTGGCACTGTTCCTACTAAGAAAGATGATCCAATGGCACCCTACAGTATTACTTTGCCGATTGGAACCGAAGTTCTTACGGATTCGGGATTTACTAGCAAAATTGGCCCAACGGGACTTGTAGTAGCCGTTCCATCGGATTGTTCAGTGATTGTTCCAGCCGGAACCAGACTATCGCAAGCAGATTTTCCGATTTCTTTTCCTCCTCTTGAAGCGGATTGCAAAGGGACACTAATGTGTCTTAACTATTTTATTGAGGAAGCCGAAAGAAAGAATTTGGTGGTTCCTGATAAAGGAGAAAAAGGAGAAAAAGGAGAAAAAGAAGAAAAAGGAGAAAAGATGGAAAATGCAAAGAAAATCCCTGAGCCTCCAAAGATTCCATCCGTACCGCAGGACAAAACTTATTCTCAATAAGTGAATATGCAGATCATAATGGTCAAACAAACTAACAAAAATTTTTTACTAGTTTTTTTGATATTTTTCAATATTCATGTTTGTTATTGATGACACAAATTTTTTTTGCGAAAATATCATTCAAAAAATTGAAAAATGAACCAATTGACAGACCCATTAATTTGACATTGCTGATTACAATCAAAACTACCGCAGACGTTCTGATTAAACAACAACCATCATGTCCTACTCCCTCATTCTAAATGCAGATTGTACCTTGCAAAGGAATCCACGTGTTCCAATTGGTCAACGACCCAAGCAACACCATTCTGCCTATCGCAGATACATTAATCCATCGCGTTTACCGTATCAACCCAAATTACATAGCTGTCCAAGCTTTTCGGTTGAAGATCGTGTTCCGTCTTTGCTAGTTGTCTGTTTAGAGACACTAGCACGTTCCGAGCAAATACGCGAAGTCACTAAAATGCTCGATAATGGTCCATTTACGGCAATTTCCCAAGGCCTCGAATTCCTTGAGCAGAAGCGAGCATTCTTGAAAAAGATATTCCGTCATCTTTACGTTACACATGGATATGTGTACGGAGGTTGGATTAGAGATCAAATCGCAGGTGTCACTCCGCACGATATTGATATTCGTGCGGATTCGCTTTCTAAAGCTACTCGCTTTATTCAGACATTGCGGATCTTTAGCAACATTCTCGTTCTGCGACAGTGTTTTTTGGGATGTTTCACCATAATCGTTCAGGATCCATTCAACAAAAACATCAACTTCCAGATGGATGTGAGCTACAATAATGCTTTCACTAACACGAACTATGACCTAGATGTCAATCTGTTGAGAACCTGTAAACCAGATGCGAACTGTACTAGTTACTCCAATGTGTCTCTGTTGAATGACAATTGTGACATAGATAGCGTAATTCGTCACTGTCGCCAAAAGGAGTTTGTTGTGTTGACGCCAGAAAACAAACCGGTCATATCTCACTCCAGATGTTGGATCACCACCAATATTAGTCCTGAGGGTAACATTGTCGATTATGACATTGTGTACGATGGTTGTTATCGCGTAACCAGGAGCGATTATTACCACTGTATCAACCGCCATACTCACGAGGGTCAAACATTGTTAAAGCGCATCGACAAAATGAAGAGGAGAGGCTGGAAGTGTCTCAATGACGATTGTCTGAATCCTGAATGCATTTTGGCACCAGACAATTTGGTGGAGGCGTATGACCAATATCTGGAAAACAAGAGACAATACGGCCTAAAGCTTCTACGGGAATCGCATGAGTGCCAACAGGTCAAAAAGGCTGTTACGGAAGCAGCACGTCTTGTGGCCAAAAAAGAAAGCGATGCAAGACGAGCTGCCAAAAATATCAAACAAGATGTTCGCACGGAAAAACGCGAAAAAGCCCTCGACAAAAAAATCAGGACTATTTTGTCTAAAACTCAGGCACGCACCGAAGTCAAGCAACAAGACAAAACTAGACAGCGCAAAGTTACCGTTCGCGCTTTGCGACAAGATTTGGAAACTATCCGCTATGGAAAGAAGTCCAAAAAATGCGGCAGCCAAGTCAGAAAGGTCAAACACAAAAACCGGGTGTTTTGCTAACACTCGCCAAGAGGTCAGCTCTTAAAAACCAAACCATACTATGTACATTATTAATTATTTATTGATAATATACATTACACATTACACATTACACAAATCGAATATCACACTCTTTATTTATAAAAATATGACATTGTATTATACAAAAAAGATTGAAAAATAATTCGTTAGATTTGTCCATTAATTTCGAAACGGATTATCTGGGTAGTAAATCTATATAAAAGTATATAAATTTTTTAAGAGTTCTTCAACCCTTGAGTATCCCCATTTACTCTTATCCACTGGCTAGGCTTCGTGGACGTTTAGATTTACCGGATT